TAATAGAAGGAGTAATATGACAAAAGTTTTTGATGTAACAAAATTTAGAAAAAGTATAACAAAATCTATACAAGGATTGGGAATAGGGTTCAATGACCCAACTGATTGGATAAGCACTGGAAATTATGCACTTAACTATTTGATCTCCGGAGATTTTAACAAAGGCATTCCCTTGGGCAAAGTATCAGTACTTGCAGGTGAGTCTGGTGCGGGTAAATCTTACATAGCATCAGGCAACATTATTAAAAACGCACAGGATCAAGGAATATTTGTTATCTTAATTGATACTGAAAATGCACTGGATGAACAATGGTTACAGGCCTTAAAAGTTGATACATCGGAAGAAAAACTTCTAAAATTAAGTCTGTCGATGGTTGATGACGTAGCAAAAACTGTGTCCGAGTTTATGAAAGGCTACAAAGAACAACACGCAGACAACAAAGAAGGTGCACCAAAAGTTCTATTTGTTATAGACAGTTTGGGTATGTTGCTGACGCCAACGGACGTAAATCAGTTCGAAGCAGGTGAGATGAAAGGCGATCTAGGTAGAAAGCCTAAGGCACTTACAGCACTTGTAAGAAACTGTGTGAACATGTTTGGAAGTTGGAACGTGGGACTAATGGCTACAAATCACACATACGCATCACAAGATATGTTTGATCCAGATGATAAGATATCGGGTGGACAGGGATTTATCTATGCGTCGAGTATAGTAGTCGCCATGAAAAAATTAAAACTAAAAGAAGATGAAAAAGGCAATAAGATATCGGATGTCAGAGGTATACGGGCGGCTTGTAAAGTAATGAAAACAAGATATGCCAAACCTTTCGAAGGAGTGCAAGTGAAAATTCCATACGATACGGGTATGGATCCTTACAGTGGACTCGTTGACCTTTTTGAAAAGAAAGGCATCCTAGTACAAACAGGAAACAGACTAAAATACGTTGATTCTACAGGTAAAGAACACATTGAGTTCAGAAAAGCCTGGGTTGGTGATAAATTAGATATGCTAATGTCTGATTTTGATAAATTAAATTTAGACCAACCTAAGGATCAGTAAATGGTAGAAATGACACACGAAGATATTGAACGTATGTGGACCACTGTTTCACACTTTGTACCTGAAAGACAAAAGTTAGATGCCGCTATAGATTTTGTAAAATGTTTAGAAGACATAGGAGTCGAGCACGATGAGATAAAAGCGTGTGGTGAGTTTGACACAAAACTAGAAGAAGCAATCAACACTGTTTTTGAAGACTATGAAGACGAAGACGAAATAGAGCAATACGACGATCGATACGAAGATGACTAATTGGTACAACGAAGTAAGCAGAAGTTTAGATAATATTCCAGACGCTATAACTTATTTTGATAGTGAATTACAAATTGCAAAAAAAGAAATCAAAATATTTGGAAATTTAGAAAAGGCATCAGCGTCATTACCGGGTATTGTTGAACACAGATTTGGTCAGTTACAACAGATTGAAGCCATTTTGGAATACTTACACATAGAATTAAGAAGAGAAAGATCAAAACAATTCAAAAAATATTTAGAAAATTATAACAGAGCACTATCAAGCAGAGACGCAGAAAAATATGTTGACGGTGAAACAGATGTAATAAACATGGAAAAAATAATAAACGATTTTGCATTGATGAGAAATCAATGGTTAGGAATCACAAAAGGCCTTGATCAGAAGCAGTGGCAGATCACAAATATTGTAAAACTGAGAGTGGCAGGTATGGAAGATGCCACAATCAAATAGAATAATCCTCACAGACGTCGACGGAGTACTGTTAGAATGGGAGAACCATTTTACTGAATGGATGCAACAGAGAAGTTATTATGATGACAACGGACAAAGATATTACCCATACAAGTTACTGCCTGATAAACAAAACACATACGAAATGGCAGAAAGATTTGGCCTGACTGTTACACAGATTAGAAAAGAGATCAGAGAATTTAACAAAAGTGCTTGGATGGCTACTCAGCCTCCGATGCCAGAGTCACAAACATGGGTAAAATTATTACATGCAGAAGGTTGGACTTTGATACCCATAACATCACAGACATCAGATATACCGGCACAGGAAGTACGTAAAAGACGTCTATCAGAATTATTTGGTGAGGAAACATTCAAAAATTATCTAATACTTGATACAGGCTCTGATAAGGATTCCGCACTTGCAGAGTTTCATGGTACAGGACTATTATGGGTCGAAGACAAGCCAAAAAATGCCCTCTGTGGTCTAAAATATGGTTTGAAACCAATTATAATTGACCACGAATACAACAAAGAATTTCAACATCCGGATATTACCAGAGTAAATAATTGGAAAGATATCCATGCAATCGCACACAACAAAAAATAAGTTTTGTATAAGACCTTTTACAGATGCAGACATTAGAACGTCTGGTAAGTTGAGGACATGTTGTGAAATACAACCAAATCTAAGTAAATTCAAAGGCCAAACTAATTTTAATGTTAAAGAAGGATTTGATAAATTTTGGAATAGTCCCTATAGAAAATATCTAATTGACAGTTTTTTAAATGATAAAAAACTAGATGAATGTAAAAACTGCTGGATGAGAGAAGCAAAAAATTTAGAAAGTCATAGAGAGGCAGGTAACAGAAAACATAAAATTTTATTCAAAAAGAATTACGAAAAGCATATTAAACAACTGAACAAATGGAATTTGGAATCGCCACAGGATATGACATTCGCTATTACAAATCTTTGTAATTTGAAGTGCCAAATGTGTAAGGGCATGTTTAGTTCACCTTTATTAAATGAAAACCTTGCACTAGGATTTGAAAAAAATATAAGCCAAAAAGACTTCGACTGGGATAAAGGAACAAAAATAAACTTTATAAAAAATTTATTGAAACACGATTTAAAACATTTGACAATACTAGGAGGAGAGCCTTTCATCGTTCCGGAAATTGTAAAAATATTAGCAGAACTTTCTAAAAAAATAAAAGTAGTTGATGAGATCGATCTTACAATTTTTTCAAATGGTACAAATTGTAATCTTACTATGTATAATATTTTAAAACAATTTAAACACTTGAAATTAATTATATCCATGGATTCTACTCATAAGAATAATGACTATGTTAGATATCCAAGTGACTGGAATCTAATAAAAGAAAACATAAAACTTTTTAAAAAAATGCCTTATGTAGAATTAATGATTAACGCTACTGTGCAAAATTTAACAATATTATATCTCGATAGACTAATAAATTTTGCTTATGAAAATGAAATACATTTGATTCTCTATCCAATTTCTGAACCAACATATCTCCAATTTGATAATTTACCAGTATCTGTATTAGAAAAAAGTTTTAAAAAGTTATCGAAAATTAAAAAAGAAAGAACCATTCATGTTACAAACTTTGATAATCTTTTGGCTTTACTTGAAGATAAAATTTCCAATAACCATACAACAAATGTAAAAGAATACGATAAATTTGTGACCATGATCAAAGCCAGAGACAAATATAGAAATATAAGTATTAAAAATTATATGCCTGAATTGGCACAGGAGTTATTCAAATGAAAGTTTATGTAGGTTGGGACTCTCGAGAGGACATTGCATACCAAGTCTGCCAGCACTCAATAAAAAGAAGAGACCCAAATGCCGAAGTGTACCCTCTAAAGCAAAATGAGATGCGGGAGCAAGGGATATACACACGAGAAGTTGATAAACTTGCAACCACACAATTTACTTTCACAAGATTTTTTGTGCCTTACCTAAGTGATTTTAAAGGTTGGGCAGTATTTTGCGACTGTGATTTTGTTTGGAAAATTCCAAGTCATGAACTTGACAAATATTGTGACCCGACTAAGGCAGTGGTTTGTGTGCAACATGACTACAAACCTAAAGAAACCACCAAGATGGATGGTCAAGTACAATCGGTGTATCCAAGAAAAAATTGGAGTTCGATGGTCTTATGGAACTGTGAACATCCAAAGAATAAAATTCTAACACCAGATTTCCTTAATCAGCAAACTCCTAAATTTTTACACAGGTTTTCATGGCTTGAAGATTCGGAGATCGGATCATTACCGCACCACTATAATTGGTTAGTTGGTTGGTACAAAGAGCCTGCTGATGGCAAACCTAAAATACTACATTACACAGAAGGTGGACCTTGGTTTGATGGTTACCGAGATTGTGAATATGCAGATGATTGGAAAAAAGAAGTAATAAACCTTTTTTCAGCATAATGAACCTGTTTGAAAAAATTCAAAAAGGCCACTTTCGTAAAGATCCTGAAGAATACATCTACGCACAAATGATTTACAAACTGGGTGACTATGACATTCTGTATGAGAATCAATTAAATCAAGAACATGAAGTTTGGCAAGAATTTAGAAAAAAATATAACTTAAAATATCATTTTTGTGATGATCTTAAACATGTTAATTTAGAAGAGGAGGTAATTTGTCTATGGTTTTTTACTGAAAGATCTGATAGAGACAGTGCGGGCGATATCGCTATAGGTGACAAAATTATTGTTAACAAACCAAACGCTTTCTTTATCACTTTATCAAGAAATGTAAAAATAGTAGATAGAAAAAAATATTTTCCTAGAAGACCTTGTGTGCAAATCTCTCTTACAACGCAAGATTTTGTAAATATAAAAAAACAGATAGGAATGCATGACTGAAGGAAAAAGATTTTTAGATAAATGTTTACAAACAAAGGTCGTCACATCTCCATGGCCGTACCAAATATTGGATAACACTTTGTCTAGAGATACGTTTACAAAGTTAGAACAACAGTGTGTTGAAAAATTTAACTTTGAAACTAAGGAGTTACATCATATCTTTCCAAAAAATTTTACTGAGTACAAACTTGACTTTTATGATGATATCGTTGATATTTGCACAAATTTATTAAAAAATTACAAAGCACTTTGTGGTATGTTCCCTAATTATAGGACTTATCCGAATCTTGGCATCAACGCTCATATTTCAATTACTCCTCCTCTGCCTTATAAATTTCATATTCACCAGGAAGGCCTAGAAAAAATTTGGAGTTCAGTTACATATATTACACCAAAGCACAATGTAGGCACAAAGATGTACACAGCACAGACTGAAGACGCATTTGTAAAGGAAGCGCCATGGGTGCCAAATAGCACTTTTATATTTTGTGGACAACAAGGATATACCTGGCATTCATATGAAAGTAACCAAAATACAAACAGGATTACATTAAACCTTTTTATCCAAAAAACTAGAAAAAATAAATGTTTTATTGAGATGGGTGACTTGTAATAACCTTTTTTAACAAATCAATATCCGACTGTAGG